TTTATTAGTATTATTAATAGGACACGTAGCAACACTACTAAAAAATGAAAGTCGCAATAATAACCGACCAACATTTTGGTGCGAGGAAAAACTCAAAGCATTTTCATGAGTACTTTCTTAAGTTTTATGAGAATATATTTTTCCCTGCTATAGAAAAGGAAGGTATTACTACTATCATTGATATGGGAGATACCTTTGATAGTAGAAAAGGTGTTGACTTTTCTTGTTTAGGGTGGGCAAAGAATAATTATTATGATAGGTTGAGAGATATGGGTTGTACGATCCACAGTATTGTGGGTAATCATACTGCTTATTATAAGAATACGAATGAAGTAAACTCTATTGATTTATTGCTTGCTGAATATGATAATATAAACACTTATTCTCAAGCAACAGAAATTGAAATAGATGGTTTAAAGATTCTTCTTTTACCTTGGATTAATTCCGAGAATGAAAAACATTCATTAAAAATGATTAAGAAGTCAAAGTCTCCTATGGTTATGGGTCACCTTGAGTGTAAGGGATTTAGAATTCATCGTGGTTATGTGATGGAACAGGGAATTGATGTAGATCTGTTTGATAAGTTTCAAAAAGTTTATTCGGGACATTACCATACTAGGTCTGATAATGGTAAGGTATTTTATTTGGGCAATCCTTATGAGATGTATTGGAATGATCTTGAAGATACAAGAGGGTTTCATTTCTTTGATACAGAAACCCTAGAGCATACTCCTGTGAATAATCCTTACAGGATGTTCTATACCATTTACTATAATGATCACAACTATCAAACATTTGATACTCGTGAATTGGAGAATAAAATTGTAAAGGTTATTGTTCGTAAGAAGAGTAGTCCTAAAAAATTTGAAAAATTCATCGATAAGTTGTATAATAGTAATGTGCATGAACTCAAGATAGTTGAGAATTTTCAACTACAAGAGAATGAAGACTTTGAAGCCTTCGAATCGGAGGATACCCTTTCTATATTAAATAGATATGTGGAAGAGTCTGAAATTAATCTTGAGAAATCAAGAATACAAGAGACTATTCAAAACGTGTATCAAGAGGCATGTGAGTTAGTTTAATGTATATTCTAACTATCAATGGTCGAGAAAATGAGGGTGCATACTCTGTTAAAAATGATGATGGAGAACATATTCTCTATCTTTTTGAACAAGAGGATGATGCAACTCGTTATGCTTTACAATTGGAAGATCAAGAATATCCTGAAATGCATGTGATTGAAGTTGAACCTGACATGATGGTTGATGTGTGTGAAGACCACGGATTTGGTTACACTATCATTACACCTAATGACATTGTAATCCCGCCTACAACAAAGAATGATTTTATTTGAAAAAGTCCGTTGGAAGAATTTTCTTTCTACAGGCAATCAATATTCTGAAATTAATTTCCAATCTCATGCAACTACTTTAATAGTTGGAGATAATGGTACGGGTAAGAGTACGGTTCTAGATGCTCTTACCTTTAGTTTGTTCGGTAAACCGTTCCGTAAGATTAATAAAGGTCAGTTAACTAATGCTACTAATGAGAAAGATTGTAGTGTAGAAGTAGAGTTTTCTATTGGGACAATTAGTTGGAAAGTATCTAGAGGAATAAAACCAAATAAGTTTGAGATTTATAGAGACGATAAATTATTAGATCAATCCCATAATGCTAATGATCAACAGAAGTGGTTAGAGCAGAATGTGTTAAAGATGAACTATAAATCTTTTACACAAATTGTAGTATTGGGGTCTAGTACATTTGTTCCCTTCATGCAATTGACAGCTACAAATCGTAGAGAAGTTATTGAAGATTTACTCGATATTAAAATCTTCTCTTCTATGAATAATATTATTAGAGATAAGATTAGAGTTGAGAAGGAATGTATTAATACTTTAGATTTAAAAAAAGAATCTCTTAATGATAAGGTAGAGATGCAAGAGAAGTTTATGAATGAGATAGAGAGTCAAGGTAAGGAAAGAATAAAGGATAAGGAAAGTAAAATTAAAACACTTAATATAGAAGTTGATACTCATATTGAACATAATAATCTTCTACAATCTAATGTTGATGATACAGAAAAAGAACTAAAAGAAGTAGTTGGTGCGGGTGATAAGTTAGTAGAACTTAACAATTACAGAGGTAAGATATCACAAAAGGTAGCGTCTATTACTAAAGAACATAAGTTCTTCACACAAAATACAGTTTGCCCTACCTGTACACAATCTATAGATGAGTCCTTCAGAATAAATAAAATCGACGACGCTCAAACTAGAGCAACAGAGTTGCAATCTGGGTTTCAAAAACTTGAAGATGCAATTAAAACAGAACAAGAGCGAGAGCGTCATTTCACAAACCTATCACAGGAGATTACTAAACTAACGCATGGCATTTCTAAAAACAATACCTCTGTTTCTGCTTGCCAGAGACAGGTCAGAGAACTGGAATCTGAAATTCAAACACTTACCAGTCAACTTGAAAACAGAAATACTGAGCATGACAAGTTAGAAACATTCAAGGACAATCTCCAAGAAACCTACGACACATTGGTTAGTCGTAAGGACACAATCAAATATTACAACTTCATATACGGTCTATTGAAAGACGGAGGAGTTAAGACTAAAATCATCAAGAAGTATCTACCGTTGATAAATCAACAAGTAAACCGTTATCTACAGATGATGGACTTCTACATAAACTTTACTCTTGATGAGGAGTTTAATGAAACCGTTCAGTCTCCAATACATGAAGACTTTTCTTATGCATCGTTTAGTGAAGGTGAAAAACAAAGAATTGATTTAGCACTTCTCTTCACATGGAGGGAAGTGGCTAAGTTTAAGAATTCAGTCTCGACCAACTTAATGATATTGGACGAAGTGTTTGATAGTTCGTTAGATGGACAAGGGACAGAAGAATTTTTAAAGATCATCCGATATGTAATTGAGGATGCTAATATCTTCGTTATATCCCATAAGACAGGGATGGAAGATAAATTTGAACACCACATTCGATTTGAAAAACTTAAAGGATTTAGCAGGATGGTATCATGATGGACAACATTAATGTTGGAATTGTAGGTAATGGTTTTGTAGGTAATGCCGTTTACCAGAACTTAAGGGACAAAGTACCCACAAAGATTTTTGATGTGGATAAGAACCGATGTCTTAATCCACTAGAAGAAGTTATACAACAAGATTTTATTTTTGTTTGTCTTCCAACTCCTATGAGGATGGATGGAAGTTGTGACTTGTCTATTCTAGATAAGTTCTTTGAGGACTTACCTGATAATCTAACAGGAACCTTTGTTATTAAATCTACTGTTCCTGTAGGTACAACAAAGAAATATACTGAAAGGCATAATGTAATTCATAACCCAGAGTTTCTTACCGCAAGGAATGCTGTAGAGGATTATGGTAAGGCAGAAAGGAATGTGGTTGGTGGAGACAAGGAACTATGTACAGATTTTGTATGTTTCTTTGAAGCATGTTTCCCCAAGATACCAAGTGTAATGGTTTCATCTGATGAGAGTGAAGCAATCAAATATTTCTCTAACGTATTCCTTGCATATAAGGTAGCATATTTTAATAAGATATATGATTTCTGTCATGCAACAGGAATGGATTATAATAATGTAAGAAAGGGTGTTACTGGAGATAGTAGAATAGGTAAATCTCATACTCAAGTTCCAGGTATAGATAATGATAGAGGATTTGGTGGAACGTGTTTCCCTAAAGATCTTAATTCATTAATCACACAGTTTGAAGAACGTGGTGTTAACTGCGATATGCTGAAAGAAGTGTGGATGTATAATGAAGAAATTAGAACAGTTATTGATTGGCCAGTGACATGAAAGTATTAGTAACAGGACACCGTGGTTTTATTGGTCGGTATGTTTTTGCCGACTGGAGAGACCAATTAGGATATAAAGTACACGGTATAGATCATCCAGACGATGTGGGTGACTTTAACATTAGTGGCAATATTAAAAAAGGTGATTATGACCTTGTAGTTCATCTTGCTGCATGGGCAGATATTCGTGAGAGTATGGAGAAACCTGCAGAGTACTATGAGAACAATGTAGTAAAGGCAAAACGATTATTTGATTGGTGTGGAGAGACTGGTACAAGATTGCTATACGCATCATCAAGTGCTGTAGATGGTAACTATTGGGAAAACCCTTATGCTATGAGTAAGTGGGTTAATGAACAGATGGCACCACCTAATTCAGTAGGAATGAGGTTTACAACAGTCTATGGACCAGAGAGTAGGGACAATATGATGTATGGTATGTTGAAGGAAGGAACTGCACCATATGTAACTAATCATAAAAGGGATTGGATCCATGTTAGAGATGTATGTAGTGCTATTAGGTCTCTTGCTCCTAGTACTGTGTGTGGACCTGTTCCTATTGGCTACGGGGAATCAATACCTGTACGGAAATTAGCAGAAGCATTTGGTCAAGGTCATCTTCCAGTTAAGGATTATACACCAGGAGAGGTAGAAGATAATGTTGCAGATATTTCTATTATGATGAGTACTGGGTGGATGCCCATGATAAACATTTTGGATACTGTAAATGATTAGTAGTTCTAGACAGCAAGGAGATAATCCTGCAACATTAAATCCAGTTGGTACTGCAGATCCAAATTCATATACCGTTGGAGGTGCTATGGAAACTGGTGACTCTGAAAACTATGGTAGTGAAGATGCCGACGTATAGACAAACCGTAGTAACATATCCTAATCCAACCAAGAGGTTTCTCTTTGTTCATATACCCAGAACTGCTGGTAGATTTCTAGAAGAGAACTTTAAAGAGAATGGATTTGAACCAGAGCAGATACTATGGAAGAGTGTTGATGGAATAGAGATTGCTCATTTTCATAATGAATTATATCTGAAGCATTTTGATGATCTAGGTAGTATCCCACATTTTACTATTGTAAGAAATCCTATTGATAGGTTTATGTCTTGCTCTATATTCCTAACCAGAATGTATGGTGATGACATACAAGAGATGATGGAAGACCCTATGATGTTTTCATCTATGTTAGAGAACTTTCCTCTTACCCAAGCAGTTAACTGGTTTAGC